CTACCCGCAGAAGGTCGCGCTGCGCCGCTGCGCCAAGGTGATGGATATGGACGCCGATGACCCGGCGAACGCCCCCGATGACACGGCGGCTGGCTGGTGCATGAGTCACGGCGGCTGGGCTTTGATTTGGATTGAGTCATACCCCGAAGACCAGTCCTCGCTCCCGCACGAACTCTGGCACGCCATCCACGGCTTCACCCGCCACATCGAGTCAGGCGACGAGGAGACCGGCGCCTATCTTATTGGACACTATGACCCGCGCATCCGCGCAAAACTGAATAAAAAACCATGAGCATCAAATACCGAGGAGAAACATTCTCCGGATACAACAAACCCAAACGCACGCCGGACGGCCCCAAGAAGTTTGCCGTGCTGGCCAAGTCCGGCGACCAGACCAAGTTGGTCCGCTTCGGCGATCCGAATATGTCGATCAAGAAGGATCAGCCCGCCCGCAAGGCCAGCTACTGCGCCCGCAGCGGCGGCATCAAGGGCACGGGCGACAAACTCTCGGCCAACTACTGGAGCCGCAAGGCATGGAGCTGCTAATGAAAAAAGGACTCTACGCAAATATCAACGCCCGCAAGGCCGCTGGCACCAGCCGGCCCAAGAGCAAGTCAACCGTTTCGCCCAAGGCCTACGCCGACATGAAGGCCAAGCGCGGAGGGTTCAAGGCCAAGTGACCAGCGCCGTCCTCATCGCCATCGTCGGCTTCATGTATTTCGCCGTGGCCATCGACCAAGCGTTTATCCATCACAACTTTTGGAATGGCCTCATCTGGTTCGGCTACGCCGTAGCGCAGATCGGCCTGTGGCACGTCACCGTGCAACCCTGACATTATGGAGAAGTATCGCATTATGACACCCGAGATCGAGGCAATAGACCAAGAGATCATGCGCCTCAAATCATTGCGCGCCAGCATGGTCGCCAAAGCCGCCAAGCGCAAGGCCGACGCCTTGTGCGCCGAGATGAGGAAGCGCAAGGGCAAATGAATTTTCAAGCAGCAGTCAAAGGTATTGCGCCGGCAGGAGGCATTCGCCCCGCTAGTCACATAACCGCCAGCTTCGTAAGCGCAACAAAAGCGAAGCCTGCTGCCCATATTTTATGATCCACGAATTTGCCCGCACCTTCCCCGTCTGGACGCCGCACGGTTACGGCTGGCCGATCTATGTGCAGGCCATGAGCGGATTCGCTAATGACATCTGGTGCGTTGCCGCCGAAGACGGAGGGAACATCCGGCACTACCGCAGCGACCAGATACAGGTATTGCCGAATGGGACTTTGGATATTGAGGAGGGAAAAGCGTGAGCGTCCAAGTTCTCACAGGCGATTGCCGCGAAACACTCAAGACGCTGCCAGAGGGAAGCGTGCATTGCTGCGTGACTTCTCCCCCATACTTTGGGCTACGAGACTACGGACACGACGGACAAATTGGCCTTGAGCAAACGCCGACAGAATTTGTCGAGGAGCTTGTCTCCGTATTCCGCGAGGTGAAGCGAGTCCTGCGAGACGACGGCACACTATGGCTTAACCTTGGGGACACATACAGCGCGACACGATGGTCAAAAGGCGGAGGACAAGGAATTAACGGGCACGCTGATGAGCATAGATCAATGCAGCATCAAAAAAATAGCGGGCTGCCTGACAAAAATCTTATCGGAATTCCTTGGCGCGTAGCTTTCGCCCTGCAAGCCGATGGTTGGTATTTGCGGCAGGACATCATTTGGCACAAGCCCATGACAATGCCTGAGCCAGTTAAAGACAGGTGTGTTCGGGCGCACGAATACATTTTCTTGTTGTCCAAAAGGCACAAATACCATTTCGACCATGAGGCAATTCAGGAGCCTGTAAAACAGACTACAATTTCTGCAACGGGCAAGGAATACAGCATGGCTAACAAGCGGGATGTGTGGAGCGTCTCCCCGAAGCGCTACGAAGGAGCACACTTCGCCACATTCCCGCCAGACCTTATTCGCCCCTGCATTTTGGCGGGATGTCCAGCAGGCGGAGCGGTCCTCGATCCATTTGGCGGTAGCGGAACGACCGGACAGGTTGCCATGGAGGAAGGACGCAAGGCCATCTTGTGTGAGCTGAATCCAGAATACGTCAAATTGATCGACCAACGCCTTGGCGAAGTGACTCCAAGCCTTTGGTCATCCGTCAGCGAGGCAGAAAGCGAACCGCTTCTTTTTGCTGCACAGTAAGCACACAACCGCACACATGAACGTCTCCCTCAACCAAAACGAAGTCCTTGTCTCGACCTACATAGGCTCTCGCCGCAATGCCGAGGCGTCCTTCCGCAAGCGTGCTCCGCGTTTCCCCGAGAAGACACCGGGAGAATTGTGGGGCTTCCACATTGAGGCAGCACACGCCGAATGCGCCGTGGCCAAGTTACTCGGGCTTTACTGGGGCTTTGGTGTGAACACGTTTCACACGCCCGACATTACTGGGACGAACTATGAAGTGCGCTGGTCGCAGCGCCCGAACCTCAAGGTCCGCCCCGATGACTCGGGCATCGTGATTTCGGTAAGCGGCAAATCGCCCGACTACGTTGTCCATGGGTGGATCAATGCCGAGGACGCCAAGCGCGACGAGTGGAAATGCGCGTCACCGCCTCCGTGCTATTTCGTGCCGCACGACAAGCTGCGGCCTATTGATGAACTGCGAATGAAGCGGGCCGCATGAAGACATTCTGGATCATTCACAAATCCGAACTCGGGCCAGTGATGGAGTGCAAGGCGCGCAAGACAGGCAAGGGTTGGTCTGTTTTGGTGCGGCCGGAATCGCACACTTGGGATTTTGTCGAAGAGATGTGCGAGCGGGAGTCGCTTGCCGACCTCAAACTCGACCACACGCTCATTGAGGGCGAGTGGCCGGACGAACAATGACTTTGCGCAAAGGACAACAGGCGATCAATGGCCACGCCCTTTGTAGGGGTGCGCAGCCGCTGGTGGCTGCCTGCCAATGCGCGGTGGCGGCACTGGGGGGTGCTGCCACCACTATTTAGATGAGCGACAAGAAATCCACTCCCCGCTCCCGCTTCACGCCGACTACTCATCCGGTGATGAAGCTGCCGCCCAAGGACGTGCTCTTGGCTATTGGCCCAGAGAAGGGCTGGGATCTGCTGCTCAAGCGGGAAGAACTAATCCTCAAGGAAAAGGTAGACCCCTACCGCTACGGCTACCGCCCACCGATCTGGAACAAGGCAAGCCAACTGCTGGAGGACAACCGCGAGATCCTTGTTATGGGGGGCAACAGATCCGGCAAAACGGAGTGGGCCGCGCGCGAGGTAATCCACCGCCTATACCACAAGAAACAGTCCGTGGCGTGGTGCTTCCAAACGACCGCGCCCAACTCGATTGAAATGCAACAACCCCGCGTCTTCAAATATCTGCCGGCCGACTGGCGGCAGGCGCGCAAGGGCACAGTCACGAATATCACCTACTCGGTCAAAGGTGGCTTTACCGAAAACAAGTTCGTCGCGCCGAATGGCAGCCAGTGCATCTTCCGCAACTACGCACAGGACATCAGCACCATCGAAGGCGGCGAGATTGACATAGCGTGGTGCGACGAGTTGGTGCCGCTGGATTTCTTGGAGACATTGCGCTTCCGTCTGCTCGACAGGAACGGCGTGCTTATTGTCACGTTCACCCCCATCGAAGGCTACTCGCCCACGGTAAAAGACTACCTCACCGGCGCCCGCAACGTGGAGGAGTGCGATGCGGAGTTGCTGCCCAAGTTTGAGGACAACAAGGGCGAGAAGGTCATCGTCGGCTACGAGAAAGTGCCCATCGTCCAGACAGGGCGCAAGGGCCGGCCGATCATTTACTTTCAGACCAAGAACAATCCGTGGGCCGGATGGGAGCGCATGCAGCAGGAGCTACGCAACGAGACGCGCGAGAAGATTCTCTGCCGTGCGTATGGCGTTCCGACCCGCTCCATCAACAACCGCTTCCCGCTATTCAACGACAAGGTTCACGTCATAAAACACGAATGGATTCCCAAGGAGGGCACCCGCTACCAATTCATAGACCCCTGCTCCGCGCGCAACTGGGCCATGATCTGGGCGCTGTTTGATAGTGCCAACCGTTGCTTCATTTACCGCGAGTGGCCCTGCCCCAACGAGTATGTTGAAGGCGTCGGCTACCCCGGCATGTGGGCCGAGCCGGACGGCAAGAAGGCAGACGGACGCCAAGGTCCCGCGCAGAAAGACTTCGGCTTCGGGCTAGAGCGATACATCGAAGAAATCCGCAACGTCGAAAACGGCGAGCGCATCTTTGAGAGATGGATGGATTCGCGCTACGGCAACGCGCAGACCTTGGCCAAGGAACGCCCCACCACGCTGATCGAAGAGATGAGCGACCTCGGCATGGACTTCTCTGCCGCCCCCGGCGACACGATTGATGAAGGTGTCGGGCTTATCAACGACTGGCTGCACTACAACACGCAGAAGCCGCTCGACGCACTGAACCAGCCCAAGCTCTACATCAGCGAGAACTGCCAGAACCTAATCTGGTGCATGAAGGAATGGACCGGCGCTGACGGCAATAAGGGCAGCAGCAAGGATTTCCCTGACCTCGTCCGCATGCTTGTGCTTTCCGGCTGCAACAACGTCGAAGGCGACATCCTGCGCCCGCGCGGAGGAGGGAGTTACTAATGGCTCCGAGCGGCATAGTTCCCCCACCCCCGCGCGTCCGCCCATGGCGAGGCCGCAGCAAAGAGCCGCCGCGTTGTGGCGTGTGTAGCAAGCAGCTTCGTATCGAGGACATCCATGGGGTGGACGAACAGCTCGGCCCCATCTGCCGCGAGTGCGGGCCGCACGTCATAGAGGCCAACAAGCTCATGTATCCCTTCTGGATCTAACTTTATGTTCACCAAAACCAAAACCATCCCCATCGACCGCTACACAGTCAGCGAAGACTTTGACCGCGAAGGCGCCCTTGGCTTCTCCCGCGAACAGGCCCCGCCGGCATTCCTCGCCGTCATACTCAAGCTGCAAGACCGCATCGCCGATGCGTCAGCGCTTGTCTCCACCATGGCCACGGCCAAAGAGGGCGGCTACCTCGCCCATGCCGCCGGCCAACTCAACGCTTTGCAGGAATTGTGGGACGACATCGAGGCGACCAGAGCGGAAGCGGCGAAGATCCAGTAGGCGCATACAAAATGCGCAGTAGTTCAAGCCACGTTTGAACTATTGCGCAAAAACGAGTCCCGTATTGACACCGCACACATTGTGTGCTATGTGTGAGGATAGAGAGGCGTATCGCGCTTCACTCCGGTTCTAACGTCCCGGTTCCCCCCAGACGTTTGGCGCACCTCTTAGGGGTTTTATCCTATGGCGACAGACAATGTGGCCGCGACAGCGGCGGGAGCGGACGATGTAGTTTCTATGGCACTAGCCGAGCTGGGCGTTAAGCGTCAGCCCGAGGAAGCCAAAGACGAGTCCGCTGACAAGACGATCTCTGACAACACGGACACAACAGAGGAGCCAGAGGAGAAATCTGAGGATTCCGCTGAAGAAGTAGACACCGAGGAGGAGCCGGCGACTGAAGCCGATTCTGCCGAAGAACCCGAGGATAGCGAGGACGCCGCCGCAGAAGAACCTGCTGGCGAGGAGGTTACGAAGGACAAGGTTCAGCGCAGGATTGATAAGCTCGTTGCGAAACAACGCGAGTCTGAAGAAAAGGCCCAAGCTGCCAGCGCCGAACTGGAGCAACTACGCACCGCTAAGGCGGACCTAGAAGCCCAGCTCAACCAGACCTCCCGCCCCGTTCTCACCCCATCCGCCGACAACCCGTTGGCCGATGTGGACAGTGACGAGGCCCTTCAACAGCGCATCCAGAATGCCCAAGCGGTTCGCCGGTGGGCACTTCAGAATACGGATGGCACCACGATCAAGCAGCCCGATGGAACCGAGAAGTTCATCGAGGCAGCGGAGGTTAAGGACTATCTCGTCAAAGCTGACGACATCCTGACCATCCACGTTCCTGCTCGTAAGGAATGGTTGGCCCAGCGTGAGCCGGCGGTGCAAGCCGCCAAGAGCATGTTCCCCGATATCTTCAAGGAGGGCAGCGCGCTCAACCAAGCCTACAAGGCCACGATCAAGCAGGCCCCCGATCTCCTCAAGATCCCCCAGCATGAATACTGGATCGGCCTCGCGCTCTACGGCGAGCAAGCCCTCATGGCCAAGCAGCAGACCGAAGCTGCCAAAGACAAGGCCAAGAAAACTGTGTCCGCGAAACAAAAAGAGAAAACCGTCACACCCGTCCAGCCCGTTAGCGCGCCCCGCTCTGCCACAAAAGGCAGCTCTACGGCTGCGAAAAATCGGTTCTTCAAATCAAGCGGGTCCATGTCGGACATCGAGGACTTGGTGGGAGAACTGATCGGATAAACCCCATCACTTAGAAAACTCACACAATATGTCACAAGGACTTGTTCATCCGGCCACCGGACTGCGCGAAGACTTGGCTGACGTGATCTCGGTCATCGACCAGAAAAACACGCCTGTCACTTCCCGCATCAAAGCTGGCTCGGATCTCACTAATGGCTCTGTCTTCTCATGGCAGGCCGACAGCTATAACGACCCGTCGTTCGACGGTGTCCTCACGAATGCGGATGTCACCACGTTTGACGATCCCGCCAAAAACCGCGTCCTCCTTTCCGGCCGCGCCCAGAAGTTCCGCCGCTCCATCAAAGTCGATGACTTTGCTCAGAACGTCGATAACGTCGCTGGCGTTGGCAAGAAGAAGGAAATGGCTCGCGGCGTTTCCCGCGCCCTCATCGAACTGAAGCGCGACATGGAAAGCGCCTTCTGCTCCAGCAACGATTCGCAAGAGCAGAGCGGCATTAACCCATATAAAACTCGCGGCCTCGG